TTTCACTTTTTCGTCGTACATGTGAGTTATAACTTTCATGGTCTGACTCCTCGTTTCATTCGCAACTCATGGTTGTCTTGTTGTCGTTGGTTTTGTTGGCTTTGGATTCGACTGCCTTTAATCATGCGACCTATGGAAACGGCGTCGACTGCTCCGCCTAATGCTTGGATGAATCGACTTGTTAGCGCATCCCATGGTGCATATTTCTTATCATAGCTTGCCGTGGCTTGGTCTTTTTGCGCTTGAGCTATAGCGGCATTTGCTTCCGCGTTTGCGCTTTTTGCTTTTCCTCTTACGCTAGGTACCGAGGCCAGGGTTACTAATTGCTGTGCTTTTTTCACGGCTACGTCGGCGTCTGTTTGCTTTAGCTGGTTCATCAAGCTCATTGTGTTCATTGCGCTTGATACGCCTGCTCCAAGAGGACTTGAGTATTCCGGAGTCTGGGTTGGTGCTCCGGTCACAGCTGTTGCTGCTCCCCCAGACGGAGTTGATGCGCCGCCATTATTCATGGCTAACATCGGATTGATACCGGCTTTCCTCATGTCTTCTGTTGCGCGCTGATATGCGCTATTGGACATCCTTTCTTGAAATCCAAAGTTCTCGTGCATCATCGCACGATTCATATTATTCGTGTCTTTAGCTATGTCGCGGTTTGCTTGATTTGTAGCGGCTGTGTTCGCAGCGCTGGCTGCGTTATTCATAGCCGAACTACCAATACCTGCTAAACCGCTAACAGCTGACCCGATCCCGAAAATTGTTAAGGGATCTATCCCTTTATTAAATTCGAGAAATTTAAAGACCATTCTCCATAGGAAGGATTGCTTCGCCATGTGTCTCCTAGAAATGGTCGATTAAGCCAGGTACAGAGTACACCGGCATTGGTCGTGCTGCGACCTGATTGATCAGAACATCCAAAAGGAAGTCTGGTTCAGTTGTAACCGCTTTAATTCGCTCCATGGGGGTACTTTGTTGAATAAACGTAGTGCCCAGAGTTGGGAGTGCCCCAAACTCCTGTGCAAGGTGCCAAACGTCAAGTGACGTTGCATATGTAGATCGAAATTTTCCGGTGATTTGAGACGGGGAATAACGGTATTCCGCGTAGCGTTCTTGGTATCCAAAAACGCCGGCGTCGGCCGTTGGGTCACCGCTGCCCTGTGTGTAGATCTCTTTATTGAGAACTGCTTGTTCTCCTAAATGAGATAGAGCTGGCCAGTAAAAGTCATAGCGTGTTGAGCGTGACCACATCCTATTCAACCCTTGTTGATAGGTAAGGTCTGCTCGTACACACAGTAGGCCTAGGACTAGGCCATGCTCTACGAAAGATTTAGTGAAACCGGACCCGCTGTGGGAAAAAGTTCCAATTGCTGCCAAGTCGCCCTGCGCGTTGGACCCAGATGTAGGCGACGTTTGCGGGATGGGGGCTTGGATGATCGGGGTGCTTGATCCGCCAAGAAATTCCGGGCGTTGCAAACGGAAGTCCGGAGACGTAACTCCGAAGTGACTCTTGAGGATTTCGATGTAGCGAGTTCCGCCACGTGCGTCCCTCTCCAACATACGTTGAAGCTGAAAAGCTTCGCGAAGACTATTAATCGTTGCAGCTGTTGCATCGGATAAATCCGTTTCTAGGCCTGTGAGAGCACCGTCGAAATATGCTTGGCCTGTTGCTGTCATATTAGCTTCCCAAGCTACAGCTGTGGAAGCGTTAGTGGTTGTTAGGCGTCGTGTGCTAGCCGAGCCCGGAGTAGGAACAAACTGGGGTTGTGTTCCATCAGAAATAACGGGCGCAGTACTACCTAATGGTAATGTAACTGCGTCTCCTTTTTGGGTCCAAGGTAGTGAGCTTGTGAAATAATCGTGCCGTTTGCCTCTTTTCAGAAGTACGTAGTCTGTCGGTGAATCGGGTCCGTCGTCCTTATCTACCACGACGGAATCTTGTAAATTTTGATCTCGGAACCATTCGTTCCAAATTAACGAATAAGATCGGAAAGGGTCCGAGCGGTGTACCACGCCAGGAACCTGTGTAGGTAATCCGAAATAATCGGGAAGTGTTTCGACCGTATAGCCTGTAACGGCTGTCGAAGTCATTGTAGGCATTAAGTAATCTGTTGAATCAGCGGGATCATCTTGAGCGCCATTAAATCGTTCCCAGTTATCCCAGATAAGACGGGTAGGAACGAAGAAGAAGAAAGTATCACAGTAGAGGTTGTCCATAATTGGGACGACCTGGGTAGCTAAACGGGCGAACGTTGTGCAAGAGACTTTGAATGAATCGCCAGGGAGAATCTCTTGAAGGTAGAAAGGGATTAAATAGTCAGCGTTGAATGTAGTTTTATATTGTTTTGTTAGGTTGAATGATGAACGGGGAATGTCTGCTTGAGGTACTTTTGAGAAGTGAGCTTGTGAAGATTGTAAGTGGGGTTGTGAGAATGGGCGATCGATCATGTTAGTCTCCTAGATGAAGTGGCTCTTCCATGAGCCTATATACTACTGTTGTTTAACTGACTTGTTTAACGGCTTGAATTGCGGACATAACCTGGACTGGTTGAATTGAGGTCATGAGTCCGGATTGTTCGTCGTATTCGCCTATTTGATACATTGTATAGTCATCGGGGTATTTAGCAATAGCTGTTTGTTTATCTCTTGCTAGCTCCATTAGGGTGCGTTCTGCTTGCCCTGTATGGGTGTGCGTTATCAGAGATGTGAATGTATCCAGTTTATTATCTCTAATTGAGAATACTTTTAGTTTTGCCATTTGATTTTCCTTTTTTTGTTTTTGTTGTGTCCACGCCGAAGTGGGCCATTACCATTTCGTAGGCCCTGCCGTCGGCTGGAGCACGGGCTTTTGTTTTTTTACTGAACGCTTTTTTAAGCTCTTTAAGTGTTTTGGCTGAAACGCCAGGCCAATGAATGGCCTTCCATGTTACTTGCTTGTCGGGCTTTTTCTTAGCCAATTTCGTATCTCCTTTTTAGTTGCCCTATTTGTGCCAGCTTGATGGTTTCTGCGGCCTGTAAATGCCGCGGGCTTTTCAATTCTGGTTTCAGCGAGAGGGCTTGTTCTCGATGATCTTTAAGAATCTCATATGCTGCTGGGTCGATTTTTTCCAGTTGTTTATCGTAGTATTTTGGAGGTTTGCATTTTTTGCCTCGTGTGATCACTTGATCTGCAGGGTATATTTCTCGGGAATAACGGTCGAAATGAACTTTTCCAATCCCGGGACGGCGTGACATGGTACAATACTCAGGGGTAAGTTTATACACTTCTCCAGTAGAAGTCGAAAATCGTTCGTAGTGACTTGCCGCCCTTTTTCCGAAAACTTTCTTCGTAACATAACGCGCGACGTAGGCACACGATTCAAAAGTGACTGTACCGACTCTATTGAGTCCAGCGGGCCAGAGCTCAGATAGCTCGGGCGATCGCCATGTAGTATCACCACGATCCGTGGTTTCGTGCTCTGTTGCTCCTTCCAGAAAAGAACGTCCAAAGATGATGGCATGATAATGTGGTCTTCCATAATTTTCTCCGTATTCACCTGCGTGAAAATATCTCAGTTTCGTATATCCACTACGTTTGCGTAGTCTTTTCATGAAATCTTGAAAATGTTTTTTTTTAAGGAGTGGTCTGAGGGAATGTTCTCTTGATCATAGGTCAGCGTTATAAACGCTGACTCATTGTGCAAGAGGTTTTCATGGGTAAGTCGGGTTGCCCATTGACGAGAACGTTCTAATCGACAACCTATGCATTGCCCACAGGCAATTCGCATTGGGTTTGCGTCGATTGTTTCTCTGAAAGATATGCCTTTTGTACTTCTCCAGGCGGAGATTGGATGGTAACATGCCATAAAAGTAACTCCTTTTTTATGACCCCACCTTGGCTTGAAGGTGGGGTTTTTTTTTATAGTCGGATACCGCCGCGCATGATGCCTTGCATCCCTACGCCTGCGTATGCGTTTTTCTTGTGGACCTTATTTCCTCTTCGGAAAATTGTCCGACTCTTTCGGGCTGATAATGCTCGTCTTTTCATTGGATCCTCCTGTTTAGACACAATCATATTTCATGATTGGTGTCAGTGGGACCAGTTACATCGAGAGAGATGCTGGTCCCACTGTTGCGAGTAGTTGACCTACTCGCTATTTTTTGATGCCTTTTTGGCTTCGTTAGGTTCGCCTTTTGAGTTGTGAGGGGATTGGGGGTTGGGCTGGCTCACCTCCCCCTTGCCGCCGCCTTTGGCGTCTTCTAGGGGGGTTTTTGGAGCTCCTAGGCCTAGTTTGACCATGAGCTCTCGGCCTTCGGCTGTTTCTGCTGCTTTGATGAACTCCCCGGGGTCGTTCCCGAATTGTTTCCGGACTGTTGCTGGCAGAGCATCGAACAGATTGTTCGCTGCGATGATTTTTTCCTGCATTTCAATGAAATCAGGGACTTGGCTAAAATCGCCATATTTGGCGGCTTCTAGCCTAATTGAGTCGGGTAATTGTTTCGTTTTTTTGTATTTTGCCATGATCGTGTTGATATTGCATTCATCTAAGAATTCGGACTTCGTCCGTCGATCTTGGGGTGTATCGGGGCAAATGAACTGAACTCTTACCCGATCGTTTTTGTTTCTAACTTTAGTTTTTTCGTCGTACAGGTGAGTGACTACTTTCATGGTTTGACTCCTCTTGTCATTTTCAATTCGTGGTTTTCATGTTCGCGCTGGTTGCGTTGGCTTGCGATTTTGCCGCCTTTTAGAATGCGGCCTATTGAGACGGCGTCGACTGCTCCGCCTAATGCTTGCGTAATCCGACTAATCCAAGAATCTGCTTTTACGTAGTTTTTGTCGTAATCGGCTTGAGCTTTGTTTTTCATTGCGTTTGCAAT